TTGGTATATGTGGGTTAATCCTGCATATATTCAGCGTGATGAAATGGGTAATGTCATTGTTGACCCCAGTACAAATCGTATTCGTGGTTATGAACATGATGACGAAATGTATGGTAGAATTGATAAAAATTTAATTCCTGAATTGGCACCTGGAGATTTTCCTCCTGATTTGTGGTTTTTTAGACGCTTGAACTTTTCGAAAGGAGAGTTTATGGATAATAAAGTTTATACTTATAAAAACTTTGTTATTTTGTGTAAGCAACATGTTAGGAGAACTCGTGAAGCTGGAGAGCATAAGCGTAGAAATCTTAATGCTCGTGCTGAGATTTTGGTACAAGAGAAGCTAAATGAATTAGGTCAATTGAATCCACAAATAGATGAAGTGGAATATATTGAGTGTCCTAAACGTGAAGTTTCTCCTATGCCTGAAGTTTTAGTTCCAGAGTATATGTTAGCTGTTGAAGCCAGAGGCCGTATAGTTAGAAAAGATAAAATTGATTCTTATCGTTTGAGGGAAATGCAGAAAAAACATGGACCCTTAAATGATGATGAAGAGGTTTTTGAGGATGCCTTAATGGAAGAAGAAGTTACACAAGCTCAAACTGATGATTTTGAAGCTAGATATAATAATCTAGTTGCAAGTGAAATTCGTTTTCAAAAATTTTCTGAAATTCCCATTATAGATGCATATGAAATATATGATAATATAGATGAGGAAAGAGGGAAGTTTTGGATGAATTTTAAGTTTATTCTTAAGTCATTAAAACTTACTCCATTTAAGCATGCTAGGTTGAAAGAGATATTTAAAACCTATAATATAGCAATGAATTGTGGAGATATGATTAAGTTTGATGATGATCATCATATTGAGCGTGGTAAAGGTAAATTGCATTTATCGCAAACTCAAATTTATTTTTATCTTAATGAAGCTATACAGGCTGTAGACATAGATCCTGAATTATCAAGTTTTTCTAAATATCTATCAACTAGATGTTTAGTTGAATTGAGATGTAGGTATGTTTCTTTTGATGATATTGATTTGAGATATTTATTAATGAAATCTATGATAAAGGAACCATTTTTATTAAGTGTTTATCAATCATATGATTATTTGAGATATTTCATTAAGAAGATTACTAAGCCTATTAGGAGTGTTGTATCTTCAACATTATCTT